AAGTTAAAAATATTTCGTATATTTGATTTATCTTTTTTACTATACTTAAACTTTAAAGCAAAATGACAGAAAAAACAGAACAAGAATTAGAAGCAAATTACAACAAATTTATCGAAATCCTTAAAAAGTACTTTACAGGAGAACGATTAGAAAAGTTGTTATTTATGTACTCACCAGATGAGTTAGGATTAAATCTAACGGTCTCCCCAGCATCAGGTAACAAAAACTATCATAATGCATATGATGGTGGTTATATTGACCATATTTTTAATGTTTGTAAGAATGCTTTAAAAGTAAAAGAACTATTTGTATCAGCAGGTGGTAAGGTTGATTTTACAGATGAAGAATTATTATTTGCAGCATTACATCATGATTTAGGTAAGTTAGGAATCAAAGGAGAATTACATTATGTAGCTAATGATTCAGATTGGCATGTTAAAAATAGAGGTGAATTTTACAAACGTAATGAAAACATAACATTTATGTCAATTACGGATAGAACATTTTTTACTTTAAATCACTATGGTATTTCACACAATGAAAAAGAATATTTTGGGATTAAATTAACAGACGGGTTATTTGATGAAGATAACGAAAAATATTACAAAGTATATGATACGTCAAAATATCTTCGTTATACTATACAATATATACTACATTGGGCAGACCATATGAGTACGATTGTAGAAAGACAACAAATGTTAGGATAATAAAATATATGACACTTTTACAGAAAGTATGACATTTTGTCATACTTTTTTGTTTTGGTGTAGAAATTGAAATACTATATTTAAACTTTAAACAATTATTATTATGAGCACATTTAACAGTACAACTAGCTACAAAGCAAATTTAGACGATTTATTTTTAGATTGGGATAATCTATTCACCCATGCTAAACAAAACGTATTTTCCGATTATACCACAAAAGAATTAGAAGATGGTAAAATTGAATTATCGGTAAATGTATTGGGACACAACCCAAAAAACATCTTATTAGAAGTAACTGACGATAAGATTACAATTAAATCAAATAAGCCAGAAGGAGAATCTGATTTGATTAAAAATATTGATTTTAGCTTTAAATTAGGTAAAGATTACGATGGTACTAAATCGGAAGCTAAGTTCAATAATGGAGTACTTTCAATCACCATCGATAAGAAGGATGAAAGAAAAGCAAAAAAATTATCTATTAATATTAGGTAATATAAGTTATTTTTCGTATATTTAGAAGGTAGGAGCATATAGTTCCTACCTTTTTTATATTTAAATATTTATTACTATGAGTATGATGTACAAAAATCAAATCCAAAATCTATTAACGGTATTGGATGGTAAGTTAAGAGTTTTAGAAGGAGCAGCATCTGGTGCTATGAAACTTGACCCAAATGATGTTATTCAATTAGTTCATGATATTAGAAAAGTTTCTGATAGAATGGCAGAATTAATAAACATTGAACGAGATTAAATGAATTGGCTTAAATATTTAGTAGGTATATCGGCAGTATTAGTTGCAGGATGTGCAGCTTATTTCTCCGTAACTGGTTTGGGTGTTCTATTTAGTGGAGCATCAACGGCAGTAATGGTGATGGCGGGTTCTTTGGAATTTGCCAAATTAGTAACTGCTACTTATTTAAAACAAGTATGGGATGACATAAAGGGTTTCAATAAGGTATATTTAACAATATCTGTTGTAATTCTTATGTTAATCACTTCAGCGGGTATTTTTGGATACCTTTCAAATGCATTCCAAGCACAATCACTTCAACTACAACAGGTAGATAGAGAAATTGCAGTTCATCAAACAAAAATTGACCAAAATAATACTCAAATTACTCAACTTTCTACTCAAATCACCGAATTTAATACTAATCAGGGTAAAATATTGGATGGTGGTAAGGTAAACTCTCGTCTTATTCGTTCTATTGATAACAGAGATAAGCAAATTGCTAAGATTAACAACAAAATATCAGATTTACAAACTCAAAATAGCGAAGAAACTGAAAAAATCAACCAAATTAAGATTTCTAACTTGGATTTAGAAAAAGAGGTAGGTGGTTTTAGGTTTGTCGCTGATGCATTTGGTGTAGAATTGAAAAATGTTGTAAAATTCTTCATTTTTATCATTGTTATAGTGTTTGACCCTCTCGCAGTTGCTCTTATTATCGCATTTAATGGGTTGGTTGGTGTAAAAATCCGAAAAGATGAAGAAAATTTAACAGAAAATGTCAAATTAGATGAGGTAATTCGGACAGATTCCGAATTAGTGGAAAAAATTTACCAAGTTTACGGAGATAATGGAAAAAATTTACCAATTGAAGAAGAAACCGAAGTTATAGTGGAAAATATTCGTATCCCTATTGATTTGGATGGAGACGGCACAATTGATGGGTATGATACTGATTCAGATGGTATAATAGATGAATGGACACCCGAAGGACATGTAGATAGGGCAGCTGGAAACAGAAATTTACTACCATATTACGCAAGACCTGATTTTGATTGGGAAGATAAGAACAAATGGATTAATGACCGTAACGCTATCAACTATTGGATAAAGTATAAAAGAGGTCAAAACGATGATTTAGTTAAAATTTACTAAAAGCTTGTTTTTGTAAAATAAATTTTGTATATTTGTTTTATGAATATAGGATATGCATGTATTAATATGACTTTGGGTGAGCAGACTCCCCGAATCACAACAAATCGTAGTATGGTTAAGAAAACTTTCAATCAAAAAGGTATTTCTTACGCTTCCGAATTAGCACTACAAAACTCTCGTGACTTATTTGAGATTCTCAAATGGAATGTTGCAAATAACATCAAATTATTTCGTACTTCATCCGATATGTTACCGTGGGCAAGTGAATACAATTTAGAAGATTTACCCGATTACACTAAAATATCAAATATACTTAAAGGATGTGGTACTTACGCTAAAGAAAACGGTTTGCGTATTAATTCACACCCAGGCCCATTCAATGTGTTAGTTTCACCCAACCCAAAAGTAGTTCAAAATACTATTAGAGATTTAGAACTACATGGTAAGTTATTTGATATGATGGGTTTATCGCAAACACCATACAACAATATTAATATTCATTGTAACGGTGTCTACGGAGATAAAATGACTGCAATGGATAGATTTATCACTAACTTTGAGAAACTCTCTGAGAGTGTAAGGAAACGATTGACATTGGAGAATGATGATAAGGCTAGTATGTACTCCGTTTCCGACTTAATGTATATTCACCATAAAACTGGCATTCCTATTGTATTTGATTACCACCACCATCAGTTTTGTACAGGTGGTTTATCAGAAAGACAAGCATTATTGCTTGCAGTATCTACTTGGAGAAAAAGTGGTGTAACACCAGAAGTTCACTATTCAGAATCAAAGGCATTGCACGAAGAAAATAGTAAATTAAAACCACAAGCTCATTCTGATTATATTACTTCACTACCAGATACATATCGTATCAATGTAGATATTATGGTAGAAGCAAAAGCAAAAGAATTAGCAATATTACCATTTATTAATTAAATTATGAAAAAGTACGCATTATTCATCGGAAGATGGCAAACTTGGCATGAAGGTCATCAATGGTTGATAGACCAACAATTTCAAAAAGGTAAAAATGTATGGATTGCCATTAGAGATGTAAATACGGATAAAGATAATCCAAAAACGGCACATGAAGTAATGATGGAATTAACCCAAAAGTTAAGAGGTTATGTTTCAACAGGTAGGTTATACATTTCTGTTATACCCGATATTGAATCGGTTAATTATGGTAGATATGTAGGATATGATGTAATATATCATGAACCACCAACAGAAATAGGTAAAATAAGTGGAACTTCTATAAGAAATGGTAGATTATAAAAGACATATACTAAAATCGGTTAGTTATCGTATTTTAGGTACATTTACAACCATTTTATTGGCTATTTTAGCCGGATTACCCATAAAATGGGCAGGAATTGTAGGTATAGGTGAATTGATAATAAAACCCATAATATACTTCTTTCATGAAAGATTTTGGTATAAATGGGTTAAATATGGTATAAATAATAAAATAAAATGAAATTAATTACAGACAAAGGTACAAACGGTTTAACATCCAAAGAATTTACAGAATTCTTAAAAACACCAACCCCATATTCTTCATTTACAAAAGAAGAAGCAGAAGAATTAGAACAAACACTTAAAAAAGGATTAGAAACATATCCAGGTTTAGGTATTTCTGCAACTCAATTGGGAATTAAGAAAAGAGCATGCTATATTAAATTTGGAGATGATGAAAGTGGTATGGAACTATTTTTATTAAACCCAATTATTAAAGAACGTAGTAAAGATGGGTTTTTATTCTACGAAGGATGCTTATCTATTCCAAAAACAGTAACATCTCCTTTGAGAACTATCCGTTCTACAAAAGTTATTGTACAAACTGATAATTTAGGGGAATTAACATTTGAAATTAATCCAGAAGGAGATAAAGCAAATGATAGAGTTTCTGCGGAAACTATGATGACCGTTATTGTTCAACATGAAATTGACCATTTAGATGGAATTACTATTAAAGATAGAATTTATTCAACTACTCGTACTGTTCGTAAAAACTATGGCAGAAACGATTTAGTTGTAATGAAATCACCAGGTGGTGAGATGATTGAAGTTAAATACAAAAATTCAAATAAATTCTTTTTACAAGGATACGAAGTAGTTTAATATGATAGGATTATACATAACAATTACAGTTTTATTAGCATTGATTATAACATTAGGATATGTTATTATTATTAATTTACAAAAAATAGAAAGTTACGAAGATTTCATTGAAAAAGAAATTACGAGAAACGAAGCATTACTGGAGGCATTAAGACAAATAGATGAACGTCA